TCTACTTTCTGCAGAAACAAGGTCATTCATAGAAAGGGATGTTTGCTTCTGAATTGCACCAAAGTAATTAACTGCATCTGACAACTGGGTTGTATTTAGCTTATAAACATTTTGAAGAGCAATAACAGCACTTGTAGCTGTCTGTTGATCAAGGTTGCCAAGTTTTGCTAATCTTACAGTTTGCTCGGTAGCAGTGGTTAAATCTGTCCCCATTTTACCCATAGCAGCAAATGATGATGCTACTTGAACAGTAAATTCTTGGGTAATTCCTAGGGTAGAAGCCATATTTCTTCCAAGGTCCAAAACCTGTTGAGAAATTTGATTAATTGAATTTTGGCTTGGAGGAGTCAATCCTTCTCCATAAACTTTTTGAAGCTGTGTAATGGCCTTGTTTACACTATCAAAAGATGCTATAGCCTGTTGTCCAAATAGGATTAATGGCATAGACATACCAACTGTTAGCTGACGTCCCGCCCATTGTGTATTCTTACCCCAGTTGATTAAAGCTTGTGATCCTTTTTCAACTGCGATATTGTAAATATTTTGTTCATTTGCAGCAATCTTTGTTGCATTCGCCACTGCATTTATAGTGGTAGGAGTAAATACTGAATAAAAGCCCTGTTTTGTAGGGTCTGACATAATGACAGAATTTTGAAGCTTTGTTTGTTCTACAGCTAAAGCTTTGACACTACTCGTTGCAGAAGAAGCTCTATTGGTAAGTATATTAAAATAGTTACCAATTCCTAAGCTACCCTTTTGAAGTGCTTGACCAAACTTTTCTGTTTCAGTGGCCATCTTAACTGTAGATGCAGTAAATTGACCAGTTGAAAGCATTGTCTGCTTAAAGGAATTGGCTATATTATTTAAATCTTTTGCAAGGGTTGAGTTTACACCAACACCCGCCATGCCCTGTTGGAGCAATGCGACTTGGGCTTGAAGAGCTTTAATTTGTGCGTTAACTGAGGAGAAGTCACCTAACGCAACAATATTAAGTTCTATATTAGCCAATTAGTTTACACCCCCATCATTCCTGCGACATGAATCCAAGTCCTTCACCAATTCCGAAACCTTCGTCAGAAGCAATTCTTGCATTTTTAAGTGCAGTAACATCTTCTGGTTCCTTGGAAGCTTCGTCAAGGTCCACACCCTGCAATGAAGCCATAAACTTCATTTCACGATGTTCTTTCTCTCTCATTGAATTTAGAATTGCATCTAATTCATTGATAGAAAGACTTTCTTCTAACTCGTCAAAGTTTTTCCAATGACCGAGTAAGAAAACTTCAGACTCTAAGGAGCGTAGATCTAGTTCGTCCCAACTAGAGCCGCTCCCAGAAGGTTTGGGTCTGTAAGCTTTAGACCTCCTGCGACTTCCAAAATCTTCATCATAGTAGGAACTTCAATTGTCTCTTCAAACTTATCTTTGTTTGTTCCGAGATCTGTTCTACCCAAAGCATTTAAACAAATCATTGCTGCATCCGCAAATATATCCATTGCGGCGGTTTCTGATTGATTCTCATCCTTTTGCATGGCGTTAATAATATCCATGAACTTCTTCAACTGCTTAATAGGCAGCGGCTTGAGAGTAATGGATGTTCCATCACTTAATTCAATTTCTACTATATCATATACGGTTGTTGCCAATTTATAGCTCCTTTGTTTAGTTAAATTATACCAATATAATTAGTCAAGACAAATTCAGAACCCCGCCATTTCTGACGGGGCCTGAAATTCTATATTAAGTTGTAGTTTACAGCTTAGTTAGTTCCGTATACACGGTCAATAACTACACCGTATTCTGATCCTGCATAAGCATATGAAGTATCAGGCAAGCAACGGAAATTCACTGGGAATACTGTTGCTGCATCACGCTTCAAAGCATGCATTGTTGTATCAATTGAAACAACACGACGTGCCACATAGACACGCTCACGGCTACGAAGTGCGTTTGTATTTGCACCTGCGCCGATTACTGTTGATCCTGATGCACCGCTTGGATCTGCGTATGACTGAGATGTACCAATCTGAGCTGGAGCTTGTCCAACTGCAATAAGTACACGCTCTACTGGTGTATCACCAAGAGCACCTGCAGCCAAGTTCAATGTTGCTGCTGGAGAGTCTGAGTTACCCAAAGCTGTATCATTGTTAACCAATGATGGGACTGCTGTTACTGTGCTTGCAGTATTTGCAACATAGTAAGAGTCCATTTGTCCCCATGAGAATGTAAGGTTCTCAAGAGTTGCTTCTGTAAGTTCGGTCTTTAGCAAAACCTTGAGAGTTTGCTTAAAGATACGAGCTGCGTCCAAAAGTTGATCAACCATAATCTCACCATATACTGGTTCGTATGAAATCTCAAGTCCTGTGTTTGTAAATCCTACTTCACGGTATCCACCGTTAGATGCTCCATTAGATGCAAGGAGACCTTGACGAGCTGGAACACCAGCTGGGAACAAAGTACCAAGAGTTGTAGAGTCTGTTGCTGGACGACCAAAAGTATTAGTGTTGTTTCCAACGCTAGTAAAAAGTGCTGCTGCACCTACGATTACATTTTTAGTGTTTAGAGCCATTTATTTATTTCACCACCTTATTTATTTTAAATTTAAAACAAAAAAGACGACAACTTGCTTCCTCATAGAAAATCATAGCATTTGTTGGAAATAATTCAAACTTTAGATATATCTTCCAGTATTGGAGTTTGTACCCTCATCTACCGAACGGGTATAGGTATACATGAATGAGAAGTCACCACTCATGAACCCGCCTTCATCTTGGAATGGCTGGATTGGGTTGGCTGCCTCTAGTCTGCAATATAAGAACTTAAATGGGCTATTTGCTGTATGAGCCACGTCATTTATATCAGCAGCTGAATACTCATAGCGTCTGACAAAGTCTGTCAGGAAGTTTGATATGGTCAGGATCTGAGCATTGCTTCTTGAAATAATCTGGAGAACCATAGTTTCTTGTGAAAGCCACCATTGAACCCCGTAATTTTTTTGAATAATGTCATAGGTTATATAGGTTTTACCTGGCAGCAAATTGTTAAATTCTGGCACCTGCTGTGATGGAATAATAGGGCAAAGAGCGGTTGTAAGGCCATTAGAGCCTTGTGGAATATAGTCATTAGCATGAAGTATGCCATAGCTTTGCAACTGAGCCCAAATAGCATTTCTGACATCTGTGGCTGCCACTCTTGAATAATCTACCGTCATCTTATTACACTCCCTGTATCTACTGCATCAGCAATTAAAGTAACTGCTTTTTGTACTCCCGTCGCATTTCCACCCTTAGTGCTTAAAACTTTTGCAACGTCACTAGCTATTCTCTCATACACCCCAGATGATTCCATAATTACATTACCATTTTTGCTGTACCATTCAAGCAAATACTCAGCAAAAGCATTTCTTGTCTGAATTCCTCCTGGGTGAAGAATATTAATCTGTGTGCCAGGTGCTACGAAAGCGATGCCGTTTCCAGAAGTCATGGCAAGTATTCTTTTTGCTTGAAAAGACACTGGATTTCCTTGCTCCATAACTTGTGCTTTATTAGCAAAAATATTTCTTGCAGTTACAACCTTGCCAGTCTTACCTGGTCTTAAAAGCTCTGGGCTTATTGGAACTGGCATTTTTGATTGCAAAAAATTTGTTGTTATTAAAAGACTTCCATCAAGAACAGAGGTTCTTTCTAAAACAAATAGCCTTGCTGTTTTTTCTCCTATTTGACCCCACTCATAAACGTGGTGCATTTTTTTAGGATTAGCTCTTGAGTAGTTATCAATATCAACCATAAATCTTTCTCCTGTTATGGAGAATACGGCTCTTGATATTTGCTCAAGTGCTTTTGGCTTTACAAGTTGATCAATTCCTATAACTAAATCATCCAAGCCTTGAACTAGTTGTTTTGTGTCAATCTCAAGCTTCAGAGTCATCTTGTAGCTCAGTCCTTAGAAGTACTGACACATAATAGGAAATTGATCCAAAAGGATCAACAACCGCATGTGAAGACATTACTTCAAAAATTGTATCTGGTGTTCCTGTTCTATCAATTTCAACAAATACTGACTTACCTTTATTTGTTCTGATATTTTGAATACGCCAACGCTTACTAAGCAAGGAGGTTCCGTACATCTTTAATTGAAATTTTTCGTTATATAACTCGTCTCCAGTTGTTCCGAACGTCTTATTGTCTGTTCTTGTAGAAGCACCACGTGATTTAACAGGCTCAATACGACACTGAATAGTTTGAGAATATACCCATTGACGGGTAATCTCTCCAGTATTGGCATCCTGAGTATTTTCTTGAATATAAACATCTGCGTTCATATTCATGATTGATCCTGCAAATGAGACTAGGTTATTTAACATTAGATAATTACAATATTTGCCTTGCGGTATTGATCTAGGATGTTATCAACCATAACATTGCCTGTACCATTAAATGCCCCGCCTGCCATCTTGAATGAAATTTCACTCAAGTTAACTTGTGACAAATACTTGTTCCTCCAGTTGTAGTCGTTTGACATAATATCCTGTTGCAAAAGCATTGAAGCAAGCTTAATATCTTCTGGAACATAATTGTAACCAATTTCTCCAACAAAACGATATAGGTAGGTATCTCTAAAACGACCCGATTCGTAAATGGTTGGATCCATTTCGTTGTTCCAGCCGTCTGGCCAGGCTGGGTACCAAATGCGAAGCTGATAACCAGTAGGGCTAATCTCTGTGTTATATCCAAAAGTATTATAGACTGGACTGGTTGTTCCATCAAATACTAAAATTTGATTTTCCCAAATCTGATCCAACGAGAGCATCTTCTCTGTTAGCTGAATTGTATTTGCACCAATTCCGTAAATTTCTTGAAAACCATAATACTTATAAAATTTAATTCCCGCATAACCTTCAATAATGGTTCTTGCCATTTTTTCGGTCTTAATAATTGTGTTCGGATCAATATAGTTAGGCTTAGAAGAGTCTCCCGTGTATCCTAGAAAATCCATTGTTTCTGGTATTGAAGCATATGGAGTTTCAATACTATAGTAATCTGTTGTCTTCACCGCTACCCCGCCTTGGGTATAAGACCAAACTACTTCAAGCACCATATTTACACTTGTAATGTTTGGTGTTAGTTGATATGAATAAACTCCAGTTGCGGGCTCATCGTAAGCATTTAAATTGGTATAGAGGGGTGTCTGACTGATTGTACCTCCAGGATTGTAAATATCGCTGTCCGCATTGTATATTGACAATGTTGGCAGTGAATCTGCCTGCGATAATACTCCATTACTATATACCTCTAGGTAAATCTTTTCCTGGCTGTTTGTGTTGATTGTTTGCAATCAGAACACCCCCTATTTAATTTTTAAGCGTAGTACTCTTGAGCCTCACGAGGAGTCGCAAGACGGAAACCCTGCTCTGTATCAAAAATCTTTTGAGCGTCTGCTTCTGACATAGCCAAAAATGGATGCTCTTGTGTAAACTGGAAAACGCCAACTTGATATGAATGGTTATTTCTTTCCATCTTTACAAGCACTTGATTTGCTGTCTTTGACATGATCTTCTTTTCTCTCTTCTGCTTTTCAAACTCTGGTACTTCAATATCTTGCTTTTCAGCATTATCAAACTTAGCATACATTTGATAGCTGATGCCCTCTTCTTCAAGGGCTGCAATGATTTCTTGTTTTGTCTTTAATTCTGATGCATCAATAGCAAAAGAATCTGCGACTTTTCTTAGTTCTGTAATTTTTAAATCTGTAAATGACATTTGACTTCCTCTCGTCATTGTTTATTATAGCATTAAATGGCTAAGGGAGCTACCGAAGTAACTCCCCCGCCTTGCAACTAATTTAAAATTAGTATGTCTCGCCGTTCAATCCACCTGTAACGTTTGAACCATTGTATGCTGATCCAAATGATGGGGTAGACATTACTGAGCCTGCTACTGCAATGTTCTTAACGATGACGTGTGCATCGTAGTTTTCCATTACGCAACCAACACGAATGAATAGTGTATATTCAATTGTGTCCTTCTTTGGCTGGAACAAACGATAGACGGTTACGTCACGCTTGATACCAATAATGAAGTTTTGCGGGAATGTCAAGTGAACATCACCTGTGTTAGCTGATCCATTGTAAGTCTGGGTTTCGCTGATCAACGGAACGTTGATAACTGGAATTCCAAACGCAAAAGGAGTTACTGAACCTGGACCGCCATCGTTAGCAGCGACATCTCCACGGATGATACCTGAAGCGATATCAAATGGGTTGCCGTTACCAGCGTTAGCTGTTAGGTTGAATAGGTAATCCTGAACCAAGTTTGATCCTGTGAAGAAGCGAAGTTGGTTTCTGCGTTGCTTGTACTTACGTGGAAGGGTCTTGATAGCTTGGTTGAATACGGTCTTGTCAAGTCCATAACCAGCAGCGTCAACAACGTGTGCGTTGTTAAGTGCCAATGTACGGAAGCCTGCGAATGCTGACATCAAACCTGAACCAGTTCCAGTACCGTTAATAAGGGTATCCTCAATATCGTTACCAGCCTGGGTAGCCATAAGACGTGCAATGTGATCCTCTAGATCTGGACCTTCAATATTGTCTTCAAGAGACTCTGCTGAAAGTTCCCAGTCAAGACGGAGCTTGCGTGTTGTAAGAGATACCTTGTTAAATGTAGCATTTTGTGCAGAGAAAGTAGTAGTATTAGCGTTTGTATAGCTATCACCACTTGCCACGAAGTTACGTGGGTTATCTTCCTGTGCGACGGTCATGATACGTTGTCCAACAGCAACACGATCAATCTCGGTTGTGTTTGAACGCATACGGATTGTACGGGCTGTCTTAGCCAAGATTGTTGCATCCCACATGTAATCCAAGAAGCGGTTAGCTTGATCTGGATATAGGAGACCGTTACCTGAAAGGGTAGCAGAGTCTGTAGATGCATTGACTGCTGAAGAACCGAGGTCCGTAGTATCAATTACTTTTTGTAGAAGTTCATTACTCATTTTTATTTCACCACCTTATTTTTTCTGTATTTTTTTATATGCTAGAAGCACTGAGGAAAGCACCTTGCCATATACTTTGTTTTGGTTTTGTTTGACCCATTGGAGCTTCTACCCCAATGGACTTCTGAACTGCAGTAGCAGATTCAAAATTCTTGAGTTGATGATCAACATACTCAATCTTTCCGAACATATCTGTTACTGACTTACTCAAGGTTTCGTACTTTGTAGCGAGATCTTCATTTGCCTTCTGGATATCCTCATATGCCTTGGACAAACGAGCCATTTCAGCTCTGGTCTCGTTAACAATGTTATACATGTCCGCTACTGTTGCTGCGTGTGTAGCATAGTTAGTGTTGGACTTTTCTAGTGACTCACCAAAGAAGGCTTTAAGGTCTGAAACCATCTTCTCAAAATCAAGTGTATCTTCAACTTCAGAAATCTCTGCAGCCTTTTCAACTGTAGTATCTGCAATCTCCGAAACAGATGAAACTTCTTCGGCAGGAGTCTCAACATCAATTGACTTCTCAATTGTTGCATCTGTATTTTCTGTCATTTTGTTACCTCCTTCGTTGAGCGAAATCTCTTCACTCTTTTTAAGTCCGTCTTCAAACGTGACTTTTTTCTTGCTATTTTGATCAGGATAAAGATTAATGGTAGCGTTGCTATCAATGACATTACCTGCCAAACCTGGTGCAGCTGTCTCGCCAGCTTCGTGTGCGGATGTTGGTGCATCATCTTTCTTGAAATAAGAATCAATTACCTTTTCAATTGCTTCAAACTTCTCTGAATCCTTTTGCTCAACCCAACCAATATTTGTCATAGGTGCATCACATACAACGCAATCCTTTGACATAGCTTCTGATGTTGATGCAACTTCATCTTGCTTGCACCAGAATACATTTTCTAGTGTGATGTCTGCAACCATTCCTTTAACAAATGTGCTTCCATCTACATTCTTTTCAATAGAAAAAAAGTTTGCAAGCTGGTTTGCTGGTGAATCAACTAATGACAATTCGTGCAAATCATAATCATGGATAACACGACGAGTTTCGTTCTCCCCGTCAACTTTTTCCATCTTTGCATCATTGATGTTTCCACCAATAGAAAAACCTGAATAAGTACCATCTAGGCACTTCTCCCATGCATCCTGTGCACCCTTTGAAATATAGGCAGTTACATATACGCCGTTGTACTTCTTCTGAGTCTCTGGATCAAAAAATGTGTCATGCTTAAACTTAACCATCTTACCAACTGCTGTTGGCCCGTGCATCTCACGGATATTTCCTCTGAATCTTTCAAAGGCTTTCTTATTTGCATCCGCCGTTACAATATCTCCGTGGCGGTCAACGTTATCTAGTGACGCAAATCCTGATACAAGACGCTTCTCCTTGTCAACCTTGGTAATAGGAAAATGCAAGGCTGTTGAAGATTCGCTGTTTTGCCAATAAGTTTTTTGAATGTCCATATGTAAATAAATAATAGCAAGTTTTATAAATAAGTCATAATTTCGGTAAAAATTATTTTATAATTCCGCTATTGATTTGGATGACTTTTTTGACATCCGCCCCCTCTGGTTTATAGTTTTGTTCAACTGGGGTAGGAACCCCAGGATTGTGATCTTCTATGTTAGAGACATAAGGAGTTACTATGTGTGAGTCTGGAGTGACATTTGGGTTAGCCATAGAGTTGTGGGATGCCAGGCCTCCTGTTATAAAACCAACAATTGGATACATTAGATGGGCTATATCCCTCTGAAATCCCGTGGCTGCCCAGGCTGAAATTGCACCTACAAAGGCTATACCTAGCTGTTTAGCATCTGCAACACTGAACTTAAAATGGTGTTTTAGGCTCATAGTGATCCCTTTAATTCATCATATATAATTTGTGGCAGCGTACCTGTAACTTTAATTCCTTGCTTTGCCTCATACTTTACTAATGCCGCTTGTGTTTGTTTATTCATTATTCCAGTTACATAGTTACTTGGAAGCAGTCCCGCCTTTAACAGTGCTTTTTCTACAGCCATAACAGCATCACTTTTTTGCCCTAAATTAAAAGCTGTTGCACTAGTAGGAAAAGGTGGTGCTACAAATACTGTAGGTGATGGAGTGGGTGTTGGTGTTGTTCCCGAGGTTGTGATTGGAGTGCCATGTAAAGCTGCTGCAACGCCTGCTGCGGCTGTTCCAGTAGCTGCTACACCTGCCGTAGCTTTTTTACTTGTAACACCCTTTGAAACAGGTTTTAGAGGCACTGGATACTTAGGTCTTACAATTGCCATAACATAAAGATATGGACGGTGTTCTCTGTAGCACCCTCCGCCATTTGCTGCTTCTTTTGTATTTTTATCAGTTGTATTGAAACCAATTGTTGTTAATCCGTCTGCAGATGCAGCTTCAACAATTTCAACATGCTCTGCAACACCAGTACCCCATGAAAAGAAAACAAGGTCACCTGGTTGTGCTTGATATTTATTTACAACTAAACCTTGTCTTTGAAACCATGCAAGACCTGCAGGGCAATATGCAAAACCTTTTGGAGTTTGTGCTGCAACTAAAGATGAAAGTCCAACTTGTGCAAAGCACCAACTTATACCCATAGCACAATAACTTGCATTTGGAACCCCATACCAAATTCCATATGGGTTTTCATTTACTGGTCCTTCAACAAAACCTATTTGACTTCTAGCAACATTTAAAACGTCTAATGCTGTAGACATTTGTTATGCCTGTTGTCTTCCCTCACCCTTTGGAGCACGACCCGTGCCCATTTTATCAGGTGCATTTAAAACACGGTCTTGGCTTCTGGCTTTATTACCACTTGCATCTGATGCTGCATCTTGTGCTGCTTTAGGATTAATAACCAACACTGCATCACCGCCTTCAAGTGGAGCCATTCCACGACGTGCACGAACTTCGTTAGGAGTAATAACTTGATCCTTCAGATAACGGTCATCAATACGAGATTGAGTCTCTTCATCTGTAAGTGCAAGTTCGTTAAATTGAAGTTTGAACGCATCAGTAAATTCCTTGATAATTAAATTAATCTTAAACTCAAGTTCTTCTTGACGTGGACGACATACTTGCTCTTTAAATGTCTTGTCAGCATCTTTAGCATTAGCCAACGAAACGTTTGCAGGCATTCCAAGCTTTGATACTGGAACACGGTGAGACAAAAGAATACGATCTCTGTTTTCTACCGCATAGTTCCTAAACGAAGAATCTTGAATTCCCGCTTCAATTGGCTCCATGTTAAACTCAACACGACCTTGCTCGCCATCTGATGGAAGAGGGATATAAAGGGTTCTGTGATTTCTTCCTTTAAGCCCCGTCTGGAAGAACTCTAGTAACTTACGCTCTGATTCTGCTGTAAGCTTTGCTCCCTTTACGGTAATAATGTAACGAGGCACAGCTTTGTTTTCAAAGTAGTCCAAGTTAAATCGCTGTGCGAATTCATCACCAGCAACTGCATTCTTAGCAGACAAAACATCTGGAATGCCATAGTAGGTATTTGACGGAGTAAATACTTTAAAGTGAATTACTTCGTTTGGCTGGGGATCAGTACCTATCTGATCTGGGGTCTCGGTATCACCGAAGTTTCTAAAAAATGTGTAGCGGTTATAAACAACTTGAACAAATCCGTCACGGTGACGGCGAATACGCATTGTTGTTGTAGGAATATGACCAATGTAGCCAATCTTACCAGTTGATGTACGACCAACTTCAAGATAAGCATTTCCTGTTGATTCTAGGTCAATGAAGATCTTTTTCATTGTCTCTGTAAATGAATCATCAGAGTTAAGAGATTCTAGGAACTCCCGCATCTCTTCTTTAAGGCCTTCAAGCTTTGAACGCAACTTGTCAAGCTTTTTAGGCTGATCCATTACTTCTTCAATCTTTGCAGTTGTTGCCCATGTGTTTTCAAATTTATAACCGAGCCCGACAACGTTGGCAGCTTTAGCATTTACAGCAGAGTGATGATATGGGGAGATATCATAAAGCTGTGCCAAATATAGTACGTTGTAAGGAGGTTGAACAATCTGGAAAAGAGAATATCCTGTAAGGTCAAGCGGATCTAACTTCTTAGACTTTGCATCACCAACACCAGTAAATGACTTTTCCATTCTATTTACTTGACGACGGAAATTAGGACTTAGGCCATCTGCCTTCTTAATATCTGACCAAGTTGCATTAAACGGGTCACCAAAATCGTGCTCTATAGTATGTGATGGGGCATCCAGCTTTACTGTGATCCCACCCTCATCTTCATCAATACTGTCATCAATTCTTAAATTAGCCATATTTTTTATAAAGCTTTAACCAAGCTTCATGTCCCTCATTTCTTTAACATAATCCATCATAGCTGGAAGGTCATGCTCGTCTGGAACAAGCCCCATTTCCAATCTTTGCTTTTGCATTTCAAGCTCTTCATCTGTAACGGGTCTGTGACCAGACATAAATAATGGTGTTCCATCTTCTAGGCCGTAGTGCTTTGCTGCATCCTTTAGCTTTTTAATCTGGCGAATATCGCCTTTTAGGGACGGGATACTCAAATATGCACCCTCTTCATCCATAACAACCTTACCATCTGGCATCTGCCAAACATAAAGGCCCCAATTAACTTCTTCTACGACGGTTGTACGCATCTTGCTCATATGCCAATAATACCACCTAAGTCTTAAAAACGGAACATATGGCTGCCAAAAATGTGTTATACGGTAATACTTATGGGATGAGGGTATGCCAGAACTGGTTGCCCACCGTTATATCCAGTCACAGTGCTTGAATATTCTCCAATTGTACCTATGCTGTCAGTATTAGATGATACTGTAACTTGTGCAACATTGCTAGACAGGAATTCTAGGTACCTTGTCTGTGCATCCCCTTGGGCAAATGCTGAAGGATATAGGCTTATATAGCCAAATGTGCCGTATGAGAAGGTCTGTAGTCTTTGATCCCCGCCCAAATATATCTGTGCGTTTGTTTGGTTTGGATATACGCAAACAAAATGATATGCCTCGCCCTGGCTTAATACACGACCTGCAGCTAAAGATACGCCGTTTATAAATACATTTGAAAAACCATTTGAATAAACAATGTTTGTGGCGGGGTCAATATATAGCTTTGCAGATAGACCTACTGTGTCCAATATCGTTTGAGCAATACTTGAGCTTACAGAATCATATCTAAACCAGAACTCTATCGTTTGATATGTGGCAGTTCCATTAACAGTATTAATTGTAGCCACAGAATTACTATTCTGAACTTGTGCCACCTTGATGCCAAAATTGCTTGTACGTGAAAGAATATTAAAGAAATTATTCTTAATTGAATAAGTGTCTCCAATGTAGCTGCCTTGTCTTGGCGCCAATACGAAAGCTCCCGCATCTGAGAAAATTTCTAGGTTCTTATAAAAATTAATCAAAACTTTATCTACTCTAGGTAACTGTAGGGATGAGGAATCTTGAACCGATAAGATAGCTCTGAATGTTATATCTGGATATGCTACTTGTGAATTATCTGCAAACTTTGTTACTGGATAGCCATTTGTTATTTGATTCCAAGTAGTGCCGTTGTCCATGGAGTACTGGAACACTACACTTTCATTTAAGCTTATTACAGAATTATCGGAAGTTCCAGTTTCCCAAGTTACTCTTGACCCAAATATCTTGTTAAGTTGAGAAGATAGAACTCCGTATGTCCATGTTCCAATCTGTGAAACTGCAAGACTGCTTATAAAAGGTATTGTTAGCATATCGTTTGATCCGTACAAAGAATATGTAGATGGATTAATGTATGAGTTCAATATTGAAACATTGCTTATGCTGCCCGATAATGGGAGAGTTGTTGCAGATGAATACTGATTACCAAAATAAAGATTTAAATTAGAATAAGTATAGCTTGGAAGATTGCCTGATACTGAGCTGTTACCCGATAAATAAATTGTTGCAATATTGTTATTTATTGATAGTCCAAAATTATAGTTTCCGTTTGAAGCAACAGCGGTTGGAACTTGAGCAATTATAGTGTCTGTAGAGGCATATGGGTAGTAGTTAGCTACGCTATGATAGTAAAGCGTTAGTTTGTTATCTGTGCTTTGAGCTAGATATAGGGATTCGTTGTTGTTAATTCCATCTATAGCCAGTATAGTTGCTGGGGATGAACCTCCGTTAAGGGTCCAATTTATTTGACCTAGTATTGAAATCCCGCCCAAAGAATAATACTTTGATAGATTTGAAAACATAGCTCCAGCTGTTGATGTTACTGACAGACCATTAGATGCTGTTAATGTGCCTGATCCACTTTTTGTTAAAGATGGAATAGTCTGCAAAGTCATTCCAGTTTTATCAACAATTAAATTGTTAATGACACCACTTCTATAATTTGCTGGATTTGTAAAGTCTTTTTGATAAGCAAGCATATTGGGGTCATCTTTAATATCAAAGAAGAAACCACTTGACTGCTTTACATAATTTTGCGGGGATGAATCATAAGTTCCCCAAACCATGTGAGACTTGATTTGATTATCTGACAAAACATAATCATAGAATGATAGATCATTTATTGTAAACTTATTGTTTGATCCTGATGGACCAATCTTATAAAAATACTCTGGAGATGATGAATATGAATTGTGCCAAATAAAGTTCTGGCTAACTTGTGTTGCTTGTCCAAACAACGAGTTAACGCCAATATTAATTGATCCCTTTGAGTAGTAAAAGAATATATGCATCTGTGAATCCCATGAGGATACCTGCTTATATGTTGTATATGAAAGATTAGTTCCAGCTACTTTATCTTTTCCATTAACTGTAAAGTAAATCTTATCGTTGTTTATATAGGCTTTAGCAATAACTTCTGGGCTACTCCCGCCCGATTGTACTTGGAAAACAACATTGTCTGTTGGCGGGTTTGAATCAAAAGCCAACCACATTTCAATACCAAAAGTTAAATTCTCTGTTCCTGTATAGAACATGTTGTAAAGAGGTGTTGATCCAGTTCCTGTTGGACTGTATTGGTTTTGTATGCCAATCTCAGAAGTTGAATTTATCTTGCATCCTGCAAGTTGTGTGTCATAATTTGAAAGTGTTGCAAGTGGCAAGATGTCCAAAAAGTTGGGGGAACCTAAAGTATATGCTGCATGGTTCCCACCTTGTGATATATCCTGCAATGTAAATGTAATTGGATCTGCCCCATAGTTAGGCTCAGCATCTAGCCAATCTTGATATGTCTTATACTCCAGCAAAATTGTTGCATAGGTTCTCAAGCTAGATGTGCCATTTAAAGGCCAAAATGCTATTGGATTATCCCTGAGAACTACTTGTTTATATGACATAAGACTATTTTACTATGTAATCGGGTTATTTGAAAGTCCCGCCTAAAAAGGCGGGATGGAATCAGATTGACTTCAAATTTCTTTTATTAGGATGGAGAATAATAGAGTCTTCTAGAGTTACGTCTCTTTTTCCTACAAATCCGCCTTCTTTATCCAATTTCTCTCTTGCTGAAGTTTCATCTTCTGCAAAAATGTGAATCATCATATTTACATTAAATGTAAAGCACTTCATAACTTTTTCATCTTCTTTTGGTGTTACTTTAGCCATTTATTCTCCTATGTTATTTTGCTACAAAAATATTTAACCGCTATGTAAAATAGCGGCTAAATATCACATTATTATTTTATTTATTATGCTTGAGGGGCTGGAACTTCATCCCAAGACTTCTTATCTTCGTCCCAGGTATAAAGCTTGCCATCTGTAGGATATGCAACAGGTGCAGTCCATGTGTAGGTTGTCTTATCTAGAGTCCATGATGGAAATGGTTGTGGTGCAGCAAATCCTGTACCGTCCCATGAATATCCAATTCCAGCATAGTTGAATCCAACTTGTGGCTTACCGTCTGGCTGACCATCTGGACCGTAGTGTACTCCACCACGAGTGTTGTATGATGTAGCGATCCACGTTCCACCAAGTCCTAATGTGTTTGCAAGGAAGTTATGGCCATCTGCTGCGTCTGCGTCAGAGACAACAAGAACACGAACCACCTTATTATCTGAATCAATTTCGGCCATATGTGCCATTTATTTCTCCTTAGTTATTTTAAATTATGCAGTTAATGCTGCAATTTCTTCTGCTGTAAGTCCAAGTGAAGATAGCTTTGCTACCGCACTTGCTTTTGCTGCTGCTGCCGCAGCATCTGCTGCTGCCTTTTCTTGAGCTGCTGTAGCTGCCGCTGCTGCTGCTTGATCGTTAGCTGCAATCTCGGCGGGAGTCAAAGGAACAATCTTTTGTTCTCCTGTAGAGCAATCAACAATAATCTTTGTTGGTGTATCTGACATTTTATACCTCCTGTTACTTTTTATATTATAGCATTATTTGTTTATTTAGCATATTGTTAGTTAACTGGGTAACGAATGATTACTAAACCAGAACCACCAGCTCCACCAGCCGCACTTGCAGAGGCTGCTCCGCCTCCACCGCCAGTATTGGATGTCCCACTTCCACCCGTGCCAGAGGCAGTTGCTGTTCCTCCGCCACCATAACCACCAACACCTTGAGTTTGAGAGCCAGTAGGCTCGGCCCCGCCGCCACCGCCACCTGCGTAGTAGTAAGTTCCACCAATGTTTTGTCCTGTTCCCGTGGCGTAGCCCCAGCTTGACCAGGTTGTTAATCCAATTCCGCCGTCTCCACCTTTAGGTGTGGCTCCTACTCCAGCGCCACCTGCTGCACCAGCACCTCCGCCACCACCAGAAGCGCCGCTACCAGAGTTACCACTAGCTCCACCCGCATTACCATAACCTATTCCTCCACCAACGCTAGCTTGTAGTGCAGACGTAGGTCCTTGAGAGCCACCGTTTGTATTTCCACCAGCGCCAGAACCTCCTGTAGTTCCTACAGTGTTTCTTCCAGCACCACCACCGCCACCAATGGATACAAGCGCATTTACAACTGAGTTGTTTCCTTGTGAACCAGCTCCGCTAGAAGTACCTCCAGCGCCACCAGCTCCTACTGTAATTCCGTAGTTTGTTCCTGCATTAAACGGGTAATTTGGTGGGGCGTATAGCACTCCACCAGCTCCAGCTCCAGCTCCATCCTGAGAACCTCCGCCACCACCACCAGCGATAACAAGAACTTCTGCGTTCTTAATATACTCTGTTGGTGTAAATGTTCCAGAAGAAGTAAAGGTATGATAAATATAGTTACCAGCACCCACTACAGTTCCACCAGTAGCTTTAGCTCCTTGACCAATACCGTAAAGAGTAAAAGTAGAACCAGCCGCATAACTGGTACCGCTTCCAGTAAGTGTAATAATATTAATTGCAGACGTTCCAGTCCATAATGCAGAGGTTGTTCTGCTTTGTATGCTGGTGCTAGAGTTGTCCTCAGTTACACTGTTTAATTGAGCAGATTTTTGTATTCCATTGGTGTAGCTAGGTATGTAAATTTCTGCATTTCCAAATATTCCCGATGTGTTACTTGCCGCATCGTGAACAAAATACCATTGGTTGGTTCCGCTAGTATTACCAGAAGAAGCAGAGCCGTTTGCATACTGTACGTCTTTTTGCGTGTAGTTTGCTCCAGCATCAACGTTACCGTTACCTACACGCATAGCGGTAGAGCTAACAGTATTTGAGTCTGTAGTACGTGCGCTAACAAGAAGTCGTAAATCTGTATAGTTTTGAGGGATATTTGCAAAAGTAACAGACGATGTAGTTGCAGACAGTGTAATAGTCTGAATAGCAGAGTATGTTTTAGCCATTAGGATAAATACCTCACAATAACAATTCCTGAACCGCCATTGCCGCCCGCCAAAGCGCCACTTGCTCGCTCTGAACCACCGCCACCGCCACCAGTATTAGATGTGGCATTTCCTCCTTGACCTGTTGAGCCAGTTCCACCTCCACCTAAACCACCAGATGAAGTTGAACCACCGCCAGCGCCATAAGAAGAACCGCCACCACCGCCTGCATAATAATAATTACCAGATGATAAAACTCCAGTAGATGTTGCTGTACCCATTGCATTCAAAATTGCATAATTTGTATAACCAGTTCCGCCAGCACCTACACCACCAGCACCGCCGATAGATGTTGTTCCAGCATTACCTGCTCCACCCGCGCCGCCACCGCCACCTGAGCCATAAGCGCCACCGTTAAAAGCAGTACCTCCAGCGTAACCTTCAACTGGAGAATATGAGCCAGCGTTACCTGAACCAGCAGTTAAAGTTGTGTAGTTTGCTCCACCGCCAGAACCTCCAGATGCCGCCGCTTTAGGATTAGTTCCATCATTTGTAGAACCTGCGCCACCACCAGATGCAGAAATAGAACCTAGTGATGAAGTTCCACCATTTGTTCCTTGGTTGCCATAACCACTTCCGCCAGTACCCCCAGCACCGATAGTAACTGTTTGGCTAGTAGAAAAACTTTGAGAAGTTAAAAGGCGCAATCCACCAGCACCGCCGCCGCCACCAACATAAGTTGGTCCGCCACCGCCACCACCAGCAATCATCAAAATATCGCAAGTAAGTGCTTGTGCGGGAATAAAATTACCTGTTGATTTAAAAGCATGATAAGTATAAGTACCATCAGAGGTAATAAGGTCTCCACCAATAGCTTTTGTAGGAATAATGGACGCTACATCTGCGGCTTTAATTCCATAAAGAGTAAAAGAAGAACCAGCAATAAAGCTACCTGTACCAGCATACATGTATATGCTAGTTATTGGGTTCAAGCCTCTCCATAACGCTGTTTGGGGACTTGTCTGAGTAGACGCACTACTCATTTGAGTTTCTATAATTG